GGTGCGGAAGGAAACGCCTTCCTACTCCGACCCGAATAATCAGGTGTACACCCTTATAGAGTACTACTTCATGGATCGGGAAGCCTTCACGCGACGTGCCCAGGACATGTCTATCCTGCACACATGGCACGAGGATGGCGACTTGGAGGTCTGGCCGGAAGTCCTGGCCTTGGGTTCCCTCCTCGACTTCATCACCGGCGTCCTCATGCTCCGGTACCAGATCGAAGCCTGTGCCTATGACCCGGCGTTCGTCAACCCGCAGATGATGTTGGAGCTTGAAAAAAAAGCAGGGCTAAAGATGGTAACATGGGAGCAACAGTACCGCCTCATGCACGCCCCCATAGCCGAGGCGGAGAGACGGGCCAGGGTGAGGTTGTGGAGGCACAGGGGGCATCCCGTGACCCGGTGGATGATGTCCAATGTGAGACTGGAGACGGATAGAGGCGGGAGGAGTATCATCAGCAAGACTCGTCTGGAGCAGAATGTGGATGGCCCCTCAGCCCTCGCCACTGGATTAGGCTGGTGCATGCGTGCTAATGAGGGCAAAAAGCCGGGGAGTGTGTATGAGACAAGAGGGATACGGGTGGTAGAGGGGAGGTTGTGAGCGTGCGAGTCAGCCTCAAAGAGCTTCTTGACAAGCCAGCAGAGAAGTTGACGGACACAGAAAAGATGGCACTTGTTCTGCTGTCACGCGAGTTGAAGAAGATGGCAAACCCCGGTTCTATCTATCTGCATCTACCGTCACGATAAAATGCGCCGATTCCTCACAGCCCTCTTCCAGGTCCTCCTCCTGCTCCTTATCGAGCTTCGTGACCGGGCATACATGCTCCTCCTAGTCGCAATCGGTGCTGGGTTGGTTGCACGAGATATCAGACCGGGTGTGGAGTGGGGAGTGGGGATGGTGGTGTTCGGTGGATTGAGCTTGGTGTTGAGGACGGATAGAGCGAAGAAAGAGGGGAGTGGGCGGTGACAAATCGCAAAGTGCGCGTCCGATTCTTCGCCTCATTTCCCGGTGATTGGTTCTATTTTCTCTTCCGAAAAACGCGCTATTTCTACCAGCTTGAAATCGGTCCCATCAGCATCATGTATTCGCGAGACGGATACTGGGCATAAATGGGCTTCCTCGGCCACACAGTAGAACAGCCCGCGCTCTATAGCGTTGGTGACAATCTTTATGGCCTTCACGCAACGAATCTGTCTCTTGGTGAAGCGCGAAGTGTGATAATCCGAGACACGATCAAGGGTGTGACAAAACTCCGTCTCTACTTGCAGGGATCGAAACCAAAGCCGTGGTGGGCATGGTGATATGGGCTTCCTCGATTACATCCTCGGCTTCTCTTCCGAAGCCCCATCCATCTTCCCCCACGATCCCAACGATGAGCGTGCATGGGCTCGCTACTCCGGCTCCCGTGACTACTGGGGCGGGCATTCCGGCACCTCAGCCACGGGGCTCTATATCCGGCCCGATGACGCCCTTGGTGTATCCTGCATATTCCTTGGTACCCGGATCTACTCCGAGGTCCTGGGCACCCTCCCCCTCAACTTCTACCGCGAGGGGGTTGACGGCAAATACTCACCCCTGCCCCGTCACCCACTCGCCAAGCTCCTGGCCCCATCCCGCGGCACACTTCCCAACCCATGGCAGACTGGTGCCCAGTGGCGGATCATGACCAACGCCCATGCCATGCTTTGGGGGTTAGCACTGAGCGAGATTGAGTATGGTGAGGATGGGTTGCAGCTCATCCCTATAGACCCCGATTGGGTCACAGATATCGAGACCAAGAAGGGGAGGAGATCGAGGTACCAAGTAAGTGAGCCAGGGCAGCCACAGCGGGTACTAGACCAGGATCAGGTATTCAGCTTTGAAGGGTTTGGGACACACTCACGGATACCAGAGTCCTTGCTGCGTAGATCAAGGCAGGCAGTGGGCGCGTGGCTGGCCCACGAGCAATTCCGGAGCAGCTACTTCCTGCGCGGTGCCCAGCCCTCGCTCATTGCAACCCACCCCGGCACCATGAGTGATCCCGCATTCGAGCGCTTCCAGAAAGAGCTACAAGCCAAGGTGGGTGGGTTAAGGAATGCGCACAAGGTCCCACTCCTGGAAGAGGGGGTGAAGATTACCGAGGTGGGGGATACCGCTCGCAATGCCCAGACGGTAGAGCTGATCGAGGCCCAGGCGGTTGAGATCGGTACCCGGTTCTTTGGCCTCCCTCCCCACTTCTTCGGCGGTAAGGCCCCCCCGTATGCCTCACGTGAATATGTGATGCAAGAGCTGGTCAGTATCCACTTCCGGCCCAAGGGAACCCTGTTTGAAGCCTGTGTCCACCGGGATCTCATAGTGGAACCCGACGTAGTCTGCGAGCATGACTACGACGGTCTCACCAAGGGCTCATTCCTGGAACAGGTCCAAGCCTACGCCCAGGCGATCATGGCCGGCATGCTGAGTGAGGATGAGGTGAGAGAGGAGCTGGGGCGGAATCCATATGGGTCTGGTCCGCCGCGACGGAGTGTGAACCAGGATAGGGGAGGTGATCCACGCCGGCCACAGGAGGACGCGGCATACCAATCCCTTCTTGTCTCCCTCTTGCACGATCCGCAAGCAAGCATGATTGTGAAGCGGTTCCAGCATGACTATCTGTCCGGCCGGCTGGGATCTGAGATGGAGGCCACGGCACCGGCCATGCGGCCTGCCGCCCCACCCACACTCCTCAGCGAGGACCGCGCCTCCCAAGTCCTCCATGCCTCAGCCCAGAAGCTCCTCCGCCGCGAGCTCGACAATATCCGGACCAAGGCAGGTAAGCTCGACGCGGCCACATGGAAGAATTGGCTGGTCTCGTTCTACCACTCCCACGCTGAGAAGATCGCACACGACCTCGCCATTGATGTGAGCCTGGCAGAGGAGTATGCTAGGGAGCACAGGCAGGGGCTATTGCGAGAGGGGACAGGGGTGTGTGATAGGTGGGAGAAGAAAGTGGGGGATGGGAAGTGGGAAGCGGGAGTGGTTGAGATGGTAAAGCTGGCAACGGGAGGAGCGTAACAGAATGGAAGCTTCAATAGCGCCGGTTCTGCCGCGAGCTTTCGATCCCGGCATGTTCTCCTGGTTTGAACACGCGGCGCGGGACAAGAGCTGCCCCGAGTGTGGGCGGAGTCACCAAACCCTCACGCAGGTTTCTCCTCTCGTATTCAAGCTCGATTGCATCACTGATATGCAGCGGTTCCGTGCAGTCGCCGTTTTCTCCTGTGTCTGTGGGATGGAAAAGCCGCTGACCGTTTCTTGGCTGGAAACGCTGGAGATATTTGGTGACAAGAGGTTCGCATGACCAATCCCCGTGTCCTTCGCTATATCGACTCCAGTTTCTGGGCCATGTTTCCTCCAGCCTTCGAATCGATGCGTGCCATTGTCGAGTCGTGGGCCGGACTCCCGCACGCTGCTCCCCGTCTCTCCACTTCCGAGCAGGAAGCTGCCATCACCCAAGCCCAAGCAGAACGCCCCGTCCAGGTCTACTCCGCCCCCAGCATGATCGTAGTCATGTCCATGTTCGGGATCATCTGCCCGAGGATCGGTATGTTGGAGATGAGCCAGGAAGGGGTGGCATTGGACCACTGGCTGGCTCGGTACAAGAAGACCCTGTCTGATCAGGATGTGGCCGCGATCGTCATCAACAGCGACACACCCGGTGGCAACGTGTACCAAGTCCAGGAGACCGGTGACTCCATCTTCTCACTCCGCAACCAAAAGCAGGTGGTATGCGTGGGTACTGGCATGGTCGCATCGGCTGGTATATGGCTCGCATCTCAGTTCCCAGAGCGCGTTGCATCCCCCTCCTCCCAGTGGGGAAGTATCGGTGTGCTTATGCGACACGAGGATCTGAGTCAGGCCGCGGAAGATGCCGGCGTGAAGTTCACATATATCACCAGTCCCCGGGGCGGAAATAAGGCCGAGGGTAATCCCTTCACCCCGCTCACAGATGAGTCAGCCGAGTACTACGCTGCCCAGTGCGATGAATACTACGCCTCCTTCCTCGCTTCTCTCTCCCGTGGCACCGGTGCCAAGGCCCGCACCATTGACCAGGACTGGGGCCGAGGTCGCATGGTATCCGCCCAGACAGCTCTCAAGCTGGGTATGGTCAACCGGATCGGTACACTCCAGGGTGAGATTGACAAGCTCGCCACCCAGCTCAGTAAGCGGAAGAATGGGATGAAGGCGGAACATGCACAGGAGCTGACCGCATTCATGGCAGGGGTTGAGGAGAGAGAGGCGTGGGATCTTGCAGCGCGTGACTATGAAGCTGCGGCACGCGATGAGCAAGCTGCCGAGGAGCAGAGGATGATTGCAGCGCGGGCAAGACTCAGCCTGCTGGGAATGTGAATGATGGCAGACCGTGGTTTTGCATCGGTTGGCGAGTTTCTTTCTGCTATTTTAAGCTTGGTAGAAAACCTGCGCAATGTGGTAATCATCGACCTGAGACAGCTTGCATCGCCTGTGGTATACCAGGAGAATGACCGTGTACAGGCCATAACCTCAAGCCTTCCAGGAGAGTTTTTAATTGTGTTGCCAAGGAGCTAGTCCATGATTGAAAGGATGTACTGCATCGTGAATCACTCTGCCAACGGCTACCTCATGAGCTGCCAGAGTGATGGTCTTCTGACTTTTCAATCCATCTTGCTTGTGTTTGTGGTTGCCAAGTTTTTTGCGGTTCTGTTTGCGGGACCCAAGACAACAGATCCGGCAGCAAGGAGAGACCACTAATGGCCGATACCGCCCGCGTAGTCTTAGCATCCGGCACTGGTAACGCTGCCGCTGTCATCCCTACTGCCGGTCTCCGTCTTCTGGGCTTCTCCATCACCGAGTCTGCTGGCTCCCCTGCCGCGGCCAAGATCTCCATCCAAGAGGGTGCCGGGGCCGACATCACCACTGAGATAGTGGGGGTGAACTTTGCCGCTTCCGAATCCGTGCGTGAGTGGTACGGGGAGCACGGCATCCCCTGCCCTGGCGGCATCTATCTCAATCGCATCTCGGGCAGCACACGAGCAGTGATCTATTACCGGGTGTCTGATTATGGCAAGGACTCGGGCCAGGCCCCGGGTTGGTAGAAACAGCACCATGGGCAACAGCGGCGCATATACAGGCGGAACCGGTAGCGGACTGAGCGGTCCCGTATCCTCTACTGACAATGCCCTTGTTCGCTGGGATGGCACCGATGCCACAGCGATCCAGTCCAGCCTCATAACCCAGTCCGACATCGGCGGACTGGCCGGCTGCACCCAGCTCGACGTAGACAATCTCCGCCTCGACGGAAACACCCTCTCCATTACCAACACCAATGGCCCGCTGATCCTATCTTCCAACGGCACCAGTGGTGTCGGTCTTGGCGGCTCCTCCTCCTCCTTCCCCGGTTTGTATCGGCAATCCAGCGCTCTCGATGTCCGCACGGCTGACGGTCTTAACATGACAACCGTTATCGCCTCGCAGCTCGCAACCGTTGCTTCGGTCGGTGGGCCGGGACAGTGGAAAGTCCTCTCCAACGGGGATGTGGTGGCCCGTGCCAGCGCTGTTCTCAAGATCACGAATGGTGGTGACACCAACGCCACAGTAGATACCGGAATGGTCAGAGATGGCCCAGGAGTGTGGCGGGATACAGATGGGTCAGCCGGTCTTGGGTCACGGCTGACCGGCCGTGTGGTAGAGGCATCAACTTCCGGGTTGGGCTCCCCAAACCTTCTTACGGTCGCTGAGAGCAGGAAGCTGCTGACGAATGAGGGAGCGGTTGCCGAGGCTTATAACGTCCTGCCTCTGGCCGCTGCCGGTGTTGGCCCGTTTGGCTTCTATTGCCACAACACAAACGGCATTCGGGCCGTGGCAAATACGGGTGACACCATTCGGATCGAGGGTGTGGTCAGCGCAGCCGCCGGGTTCATCCGTAGTGTTGTCGTCGGCTCACTCATCTGGCTTGAATGTATCAATGCCACTGAGTGGGTAGCATCCTGTAAACCGGCCGGTACTTGGACTATCGACACATAGAAGAAAGAGGATCTGTTGTGGCAAATAAGTCTGTTGCAGGATGGACCCAGGTGCCGGTGACCGCACCGGACCTTCTAGCTATTCACTACGAACGGCTGAACGCGGCAGGCTCGGCGAACAACCTGACAGTGACCTATGAGATAAAGGACAGCGCTGGGGCTGTGCGACAAGTTGCCACACTGACCCAGCAGGTGGCGAGCTACCCCATCAGTGTCGCGGCCATCTTGTCTTCGATCAATACTGCGCAGGGTACTTGACACCCACTCTCTCACCGCTATACCATTCCCCATTGAAGAGCTGACTGGGTTTCCCTGTCACCCCTCTTCTACAGCTTCGATTCAGGAACCGGGGTCTCCGGCCTCTGCCCCTCACCCGGTTCTGCTGGCACCACCGTCAGCTCCTGGACCTTACGCGAAATATGAATCGCGTTCCAGGGGCAGATCTGTATCCGCGATCTCCTCCCGGGGCGCAAACCAAAGAGGAGATCCAAGTTGGCGTCAAAGCTCACCGTACTCCAGTCCCAACGGCACGCCCTGGCTGAGGAAGCCAAGGCACTCCGCGCCCAGATCCCGGCACTCGCTGCCGAAGATTCGGGTGCCACCCCTGAGCAGATCGGGGCTCTCAAGTCCCAGATCCTCGCCAAGGATGCCGAGATCGCGGCCAAGGACAAGGACATCCAGGCTGTGCGGGATCTGCTCGCACTGGAGGCCCAGGCCCCGGCCGCAGCCACCTATCCCGGTCCCTCTGCCCCTCTCACTGCCACCCCGGCCACGGAACGTGACCCCAAGCGTGGGTTTGCCTCAGTGGGCGAATATGCCCGCGGTGTCAAGGCGTGGCAGGATTCCCGCACCAACGGCATTCCCATGGACCCGAGGACGGCCGAGCGCATGGCTGTGGTCCTCAATGACACCCAGCGGTTCTCGGCCGAAGAGCGTGCCGACTATGCCCGGTACGGTGCCACTGCTCCTTCCCAGCTGCACCAGGAGGGCAATAGTACTGACGGCCTCATGGTCCCCGTCGATTTCCGCAAGGAGATCTGGACCCCGGCGTTTGAGGGTGACGACCTCCTCCCTCTCTTCAACCCACAGCCCACCTCCTCCCGCGTGGTCCAATTCGCAGCGGATGAAACCACACCCTGGGGTGCTGCTGGCATCAAAGCCTACTGGACCGCTGAGGGCGCGCAGAAGACCCCGTCCAAGCTCTCCCTGTCCCCACGCGAGGTCCACCTGCACAAGATCGCGGCCCTGGTGTACACCACGGACGAGCTCTTGCAGGATGCAACATTGCTCACGGCCAGGATCAACGAAGCTGCACCCAGGGCCATTGGCTGGGAAGTGACTGAGGCCCTCATCCGTGGCAATGGCGTTGGCAAGCCCTTGGGCTTCGAACCCTCTCCTGCGATCGTGGTGGTAGCGAAGGAGACCAACCAGAAAGCGGGCACCATCTACACCGAGAACGTGCTCAAGATGGCGTCTCGTGTGAATGAGGGTCCCGGCTCCAGGCTCCTGTGGCTGGCCCATCGTTCGACCATCCCGCAGATCGCAGCTCTGAAGATCGGGAGCGAGCCGAGCTGGACGAATCAAAACCAAGGGCTGCGTGAGGCCCCCAACGGGATGCTCCTCGGTGCCCGGCTCCAGTTCACCCAACACGCCAAGTTCGTCGGCACCCAGGGTGATCTCAGCTTGGTGGACTTGTCTGGGTATGCTGCTTTCGTCCACAGCTCGGGGACCCGGTTTGATAGCAGCATCCACCTTTACTTCGATTACGACATCA